CAAGATAGTTGTAACACAGCAGACGGAACTTGATGAGAAAACTGGTGATATATCATCTATTTTTAAGCAGATAAAAGCTCAGGGGGTCAGTGGAAATGTTAGATGATTGGTTTATATGGTTCATTTGTGGTTGTTATTTAATAGGTGGAACAACCATTGGTTGGTTTGGTGGAATATGGTATAGAAATAGAAATAATGGAAAAAGGACTGGAACTGGTAGATGGGATTATCGAGACAGACATTTGGGCGATGATGGAGAATATAAATAATGCCAAGACCAGATCAACAAACATTACAGGAAAGACAGGATTTTCTACAAACCATAGCAGAGTGTGCAGAAACTCCAAGTAAATTCAGCGAGATTTTCCTTGACCATGATGTATTTGATTATAATAAACAGTATGTGGATTGTAAAGACAGGTTCATTGTGTATCGGTCTGGAAGACAGGTGGGTAAAACCATGTCTACAGCAGTAAAAGCGATACACTTTGCATTCTTTGCACCACTTATGTTAAAGACTGTGAAGCATGAATGCACAATAGTTATTGCAGCACCTACACAAAATCAGGCTGGTATCATGTTCGACAGGATTAGAAGCTTGATAGTTAATAATAAATTTCTTAAGGGATATGTAGTTAGAAACACACAGACAGAGATGTGGGTTAATTTTCTAGACAATACTGGAATGAGTAAGATAGTAACCAGAGCAACAGGTGAACATGGAACTACACTCAGGGGTTATTCACCTCATTGTATTATTGCAGACGAATGTTCTTTCATTAAGACAGATATACTAAGAGCATTCTTGCCTTCAGGTATGGCAACACTTGCAAGGGTATGGTTAACAAGCACACCGTTTAGCAAATCGGGGTATTTTTACGAGGCATGTCAAAATTCAAAACTGAAAAACCCAGACGGGTTATGGACTGAGTTTCATGTAAAGTCTACCGATAACCCATTAGTCAGGGAAGACCCTACATTCTTAGAAGAAATAAAAAGACTTACAAGGGAAGAGTATGTCCAAGAAGTCGAGGGTGAATTTTTAGACATAGGTAATGCACTTATACCAAACAGTCTTCTTAGAGAGGCAGTTCGTGACAAGAAACCAGAAGGGAAAGTAAGTTACTATATGGGTGTTGATGTTGCACGTAGTGGAAGAGATGAAACTGTGTTTACAGTTATCAGTGTAGATCAAAATGATGAGGTATATGTTGAAGATGTTTCTTCTGAAAAGCAGTCAAACGTGGTAGATGTATGTGGTAAGATAGGTGAGATGGTTAGAGATTATAGATTAGAAACAGTATTCATAGACGAAACTGGATTGGGTGGTGGTCTGATTGACTTGGCAAGAGAGCAAGATATACCTGCAAGGGGAGTTGTTTTCTCATTACAGGAAAAGGCTTCGATGTATAAAAACCTAAGATTATTATTTGAGAACCATAAAATAACACTGAAGAAGGTGGATAAAATGGTGTATCAACTGTCATATTTAACGAGGGAATATACTGAGGGTGGTATCATGAAGATAAAGTCTGAAGAGCATGATGACTATCCAGATAGTCTGGTCTTGGCGTGTAGAGCAGTGACATCTGGTAACCAATGGCATGTATTAGACGTAGGAAAAGAGCTACAAAAGGCTCTTTTTGGTTAAAAACTTTAAATACTGTAGTGTGTATACAATTATATGAAAACAGAGTCCAAGATTCCTAATATTGAACAGGAAATACCAGAGATAAAAGAAGAGATAAAGAAACCTCAACCTAACAATCACCCAGATCATGTAGACTTGGAACTAAAGTCAGATTCACCACAAGATTTATGGGAGACGTTCCTAGAAAGGAGAAAAACAGGTGCTACAACTGTAGGTCAAGGTGCTGGTAACGCACAATATGGCAACCCACATGAAACTGGAATGGAAACAGACTGGGATAAATCTGTTGATGGACATACTTATATAGGAAAACCCAATAAAGAGAGTAAGGACGATGAACATGAATAAGATAACTAGCACAAAAGTGGGCGATGACATACACTTTTATGTTAATGGAACGGAAGATCGTGGAATTGTCGTAAAAATGAATAATGAATACGTAACAGTTTTCAAGGAATCAACACAGGCATATGATGATATACATATAAATGACACATTTTTTATCAAGGATATTTTAGTTAACAAAGAATGGAATAAGATGGACGATATTGAAAGATATGAGGCACTAAAAAAGATTCATGCACCATCACCAAGATTTATTTCCAAAGCATGGGAAGACCTCCCAAAAGAAATTACAGAATTATTACAAAAAAATAATGCAATAGAAACATCACATAAAGAAGGCAAGGACGATGATATGAATAACGTTGACACAAGAGGTTGGGACGATTCAAAGAAAGGTCTGGGTGGAACAGAACGTGATAGAAGTGAAGCTAGTACAACAGGTGGAGACACAGGTGAAGGAAAAGACGCTTTGGAAACAGGAGCAGAAACAAAAGGAGAAGACTCAACACAAGACGCAGGAAAAAAGGTGCAGGGTAGAAAACACAGAAAGGAACACATAGAAACAAACCCAGAAGAAAAACCAGACACACACGGTCATGGTAAAAGAAGTGAAACAAAAGAAGAAAGCGAAGGACACACAAGAGCAAGCAGCACTGTTGAAAGTGCATCAGCAAAATTCACAACATCAGGTGGAGCAGCACAAACAGAATTAGACAGACAAACAGAATCATCATTGGGTGGTAATGCAGAAGTCCAAGCAGCAAGATATAGTAAACAACAAATGGATAAAAAAAGAGAAGTAAGAGCAGGACGTAAACAACAAAGTGGTGAGATACCTAAGAAGGTTACAACAGGAGTATCAGCATTAAAGGCATGGCAATTATGGTTAGCAAAAAGAGAACAACAAGTTTTGAAAGACTCAATTACAGGAGAACAATCTATTAGTGGTAGACACCAAACACAAGGACAATCACATGGAGAACAATCAACAGACGCAAGGATTAGAGGTGCTGGTTTCGGAATACGAAGTCAAGATAAAAGAAATCCAAAAGGTGAATTAGATTTATCTCAAGCAAGATTTACTCCAGACAAACATGGAAAACAACCAGAGGGAACTGGATCAAAGAAACCACGTAAGGGTGAAGAGAATTTGAGTTTTAGAAACCCAGAGCATATTGGAGATGAGCCTTACAAAAAACAGCGATCTTCAGGATCAGGAGCACCAAAGATTAAAGCATGGGAAGAATGGTTAGAATATCAAAAATCAAACACAGAAAGATCAATACACGGCAACGCTGGAAGAGAACCAAACTCAGGAGTCAATACCAACACAGGCTTTGACGCATCAGAAGACTATGAAGGATTTTCACATAGTGGATTAAGACCAGAACAATTTAAACATGAAAAAGTAAAACCAAAAGTTACAACTAAAGAAAGAATTAACATTGGAGAAACAAAGCCAACATCAGGCAGACAGGGAACTGGTGACGGTGGCAATCCATATAATACTACAACACAAAACAAGGACGTTAAGGGAAGAGCAGTAGCAGGTAAGGATAAGAAATGACAGTAGGTCAGCCTGAAACCAATTTAGATACTTGGGGATTAAGATATGTTAAAAAGAAAGAAGTAACCACTCAATTATCCGAGGGTGATCTTGGTCGAATAGGAGCACCTGCAAAAGAAAGACGAATGATTGAACCAACACAAGCACCACGAACAGGTTCGTCAGCAAAGCCAAGTTCAACTACTACAGCTTCAAATATTATCACACCATCTCGTAGTTCTAACATAGACGTTGGAAGAGAAGGTGAAAAAACAACAGAAATGACATCACATGGTGGTAGACAAAATGATTCAGCAGGAGATAAAGATGTAAAAATTGTAGGTCACGCTGGTCGTGAATCAGGTCACACTCCAGAAGTAGCAACACAAATACAATCACCTAAAGAAGGTAAATTTGGAGTAGGTTCATCTGCCCCTGAAGGTGCTACGCATCATGTAGGTTCTGGAAAAGTAATGAGTACAGGTAGACAGGGTAAACCCAGAAAAGATAGAGTAACAGGCAAGCCAACACAGAGTAATCCTGACGTTGCCAGTAGCCGAAATAGAGGAACAGTATCAGGAGAATCAGCCTCACATACTTCAGGTATTAGATCACAGAATGTTGATAGACTTGCTGGTACATATGATACAACCGATCTTGGTTCTGATGATCCTAGTAGGGTTGACGCAAAAGGAAACAAGTTAAAACCAAGTGAGGGAAAATCTAAACCACAAAAAAGAGGCACACCAGAAGGAAGTAAAACAGGTGGAGCAACACCAAAGATTAAAGCAGCATTAGACTATGCAATAATACAATGTCAATTATTAAAAATGAATAATATAACTAAAGGTTGGTTTTCTGATGAAATACAGACAGGTAAATATGGTAAACCTGATAGGGTCGCACCAGATCCAAAAAAATCACCAGATAAACAAAGCGTAAAAGAGCCACGTTCAACTGTGAATAATGAGAGAAAAGATGAAACAGAAGTAACTTCTTATGGTGAAGGTGCAACTGGTAAACATGGAAAACAAGGAGATAAAAAATTAAATGTTGGAGGAAAGGTAGTAGACACAAATAACGAAAGACCAAGAACATCAGTTAAATCAGACGATGTAGTAGCAAAGGCAATAGAATTAATCAATGTAGCATATGATGAAATGAATAAAGCAGAAGGTGGAGATAGTGGCACAACCACAACAGGCACAGAAGGAACAACAAATTTTGTCTATTCTGACGTGCAGGAAAAGAAAAAACAAGAAGATGACGAAGATAATAAAGAAAGAAACAGAAGAAGTGAAGATGAAGATAGTAAAGAAGATTGGGCTAAACATAATTAGTAACCCTTATATATTAAGTATTTAAATAGAACGTATGAGAAAGGACGATACCCATTATTGTATTGAATGTGGTGTTACATTACCGTGGAGATATAAAGGCAGACAGAGGATATATTGTAGCCAAATGTGTCGAAAACTTTATACAGAAAGGAAGAAAGCAGAAGATAGTGACTGATATATATGTAGATGGTGGGACTAGAGGATCTCGAATTTGTTTAGTAGACACATCTGATCATAGAACTATAATTAAATCTCGTGGTGGTGAACCTACAAACAATGAGATGGAATACTTGGCTCTATTATATGCACTTGATTATGTAAAGAACAGGCATAGTAATGAGAATGTAACCATATATTCAGACTCCAAACTGATTGTAAACCAGATAAATGGTGATTGGAGAATAACTACCGAACACTTACAGCCTCTTTATAATAAATGTATCAAGAGAATGACCGATAATATAAAAATAAAGTGGGTGAGACGTGATGTTAATCTCGCTGGTATTATACTTGAGGATTAGATTTTGATGGATATGTGGGTTTCGCTTCACTGTTTGATTGATTGTTAAGACCGTAATAGTCCAAGATTTTCTTAAAGACCACGGAGTCAGATTCATTCAAGTCTCCTGTCTTTGTTTTCTTGACAAAGTTTGCAAATTTTCTAAACCTTTCCTTGTCTTCCCATCGTATACAAAT